AATTCCGAATGAAAAGGTTCGGTCTAACTCTATTCTTCAGCTTGTAGCTGCTGGCTTAAACACAGTTCTTCGCAATAAGAAGGGAAAGTAACTTGGCCTCCTGATGGCAAGTTTATTTGGCGGTTTGATTCTCTCTCAAGCTTTGAGAAGCTCAACCGTATCGTTAAAACAAAAAAGTTTTACGTAACACTCCCATCTCGGTTGGATCAATCTGAGCGTAGTTGGCACCAAACACAGCCACGTACGCAAATACCTGATCCGACTTTCACTGAGCACCCAACTGACGGTTCTGAAGCTCAGAATCTATTAGGCGGGCCACTACAACTCCATTCTGATTTTTACGATGATGACGACCTTTGATAAAGGTAAGCTCATTGACTTCTTTAAGTTTTTTGACCCCTCTAATGAAAATCATCTAGAGGCAATTCTTCATTTGCAACAGGATATTGAGGAGATTGATCCTAGTTTGGTTACTGATTTTGCTGATTGGGTTCAGTTGTTTCGTGCTCCGTTGGAATATGTCCAACCAGCAGAGAAGATTGACAACAGTTGGGAGGGTATTACCAGTGCCGCTCGCCAAGCTGGTGCCAAGTTTCCTGAGTTAGTTGCCGCGCAATGGGCTCTAGAAAGTGGGTTCGGCAAGTACCCTGCCGCTCCTAATAACTTTTGGGGTATCAAAGGTGGGGGCAGAAAACCAGCGGCGTACTGCACTAAAAAAGAAACCAAGGAGTTTATCAATGGTCAGTGGATAACTACATGTGCATGGTTTAAAAATTTTCCCAGTATTCTTGCAGGTGTTCAGTACTTAGTTAATCGCTGGTATAAGGACTTCGATAACCATAAGGGTGTAAACAGAGCAGAATCTCGTGAGGAAGCTGCGCGTCTTTTAATTGTCGAGGGTTATGCCACTGATCCTATGTACGCAGATAAGCTCATCAAGCTTATGGCGCAGCGTATTGTCATTCAACCTATTTCTGCAGTTGTTGACTTAGACGTGCCATTCTTTTCTCAGCTTGATTCTGAGACAGATCAAGGACACCGGATGTGTTTTTCCAGTTCTTGCGCTATGGCCCTGGATTACATCTCACCTGGGATTTTGCAGGGTCAAGAAGACGACACTTATCTAGAGCGTGTAAACGAGTTTGGAGATACAACAGATCCATACGCTCAAATCCAAGCACTAGATTCGTTTGGTGTATCTGCTGTTTTCCGGCAAGATCTTGATATTGCGGATGTAGAAGCACAACTTGATTGTGGTATCCCCGTTCCTATTGGTGTTCTGCACAAAGGCCCTTCTAATGCCCCTGCAGGAAATGGTCATTGGATTGTTGTTGTTGGGAAAGGCCCTGGTTATTTCTTGGTCAACGATCCTTTTGGTGAGATGAATCTCACTTCTGGTGGGTATGTTCAGCACACAGATGGTAATCATCTCAACTATTCCTATCAAAATCTTCTTCCTCGTTGGACTGTCGAAGGCAGCTCAACTGGTTGGGGAATAATCATTAGTTAACATGTCAAACAACAACGGCGCTACATTTTTCTCAGGACAACCCAAAAGAACTCGTATTGGTAACGGAAGGCGAGTAAGAAGTCTTACTGCTTCAGGTAGAACCAAGAGGTCAAGTCAAAGGAAGGTTTATAGAGGTCAAGGAAAGCGCTAGGCTTCTTCCTCTCTGTATCTTTTCCAACCTGTAGCTAGAGCGTATATCTGTGGATTGGCTTCCAAAGGTGCCATTTCTGAGAAGCCACGTTTCCATCCGTGACCTTTCATTACTTCTTCTACTTCTTCTTTGATTTCATTGAGATCCTCTAAGGTTCCTGTAAAACGAAACCTTACATACTTAACTTTTTCAGCCATGTCGTTCTAAATCGCTATTAAAAATTTCCTTGTGTAGCTCGATAGCAGTATCTATGCTTTGACGGGCTTTAATTAAGTCTGCCAGTTGAGCTTCAGGGTTATCTTTGTGTTTATGCGGATAACGCTGCGTATATTTTATCGCGTTAATCAAAACGTATTTAAGTAATCCTGATGCGCCAAACATTGTCTTTGCTACATCGTAAGGAGCAACACCTTTGTTGTAGTGGTCAGGTTTAGCTACATCTTCAGTAGGCAAAGAAAAGCCGACCTGTAAGTGGTCGGCTCCATCTGGTGTATTTGAGAACCTCATTTGATTGCCACGTTTGACACTCAAATGTACCTAAGCATGACTGCTATTTGGTTGGTACATAGACAATGCCACGGTAGCAAAGTTGCTTTTTCGCGTTTTCAAGATTCTGTAACTTGATTGCCTTAGTGCGGATCATTTCGAGCACGTTCATGGATGCCTCCATCAGAGAACTTACCCCCGTTGCCTGGTAAGTATTTACTGCAGCCTTGTGGCTCAACGTATATTCATTCTAAGCCTCAAGTTGAATGTTTGCACTTATACAGAGTTCTAGATACGCTATTGGGGCCTGTATGCAACAAAACAAAGTCTTGTTTAGAGACTCGTAGAGATCCTTTTGTATGACTGGTAGAGCACCTGCATGGCATGCAGGGGGTCAGCGGTTCGAATCCGCTTGGCTCCATTCTTAAAAGCCTTTCATAGCAAGGGATCTCGGTAGTACCTCAAGGTGTTACCGAGATTTTTTTGTCTCTGCGTGAGACAAAAGTGTCCTCAATGGGTCTTGAGTCAAGGCAGTGATCTGTTGCGCTGCAGGCAATCTCATCCTATTTTGGACAAAATGCCGAAAAACAAAGTTTTGAACAGAGTACATAGCATAGAAAACTGGGTGCTCAAGAATGCAGTCCTAAATGAGATGGGCTCTAACTACCGCCTGTTCATCACGAATCAGTCTCCCAAGTTCCAGATCAGGGCAACGCACTGTCCTTTTCCGGATGGGAAATTCCGTAAAAGTAGTGGTATCCGCGCAGATCAGGCAGGTGCAGCTGACAAAGCTTTCAAGCTCTGCATTCTTTTGGACAACGACCCGAAAGCCCTAGAGGTTCAGCAAAAGGAGCTCCAGAAGCCGGGTTATACAGGATGGAGAGCACTGTCTTTGGAGCTGGAGCAGCACCTCAGAAATGAGCTTGAAATTCAGGATTCCCACCCTGACTACTGGAGGCACTCCAAAGAGCTCGGTTTCCTATCAGGAAGTGTGGAGCCAGAGCGTATCCAGCAGTGGGTAGAGAACTCTGACAAGCACTCCAGGGAGAGAACACGTCGAGTCGTCACCTGCAACAGGTTGATTGAGATAGGCGTTGCACTTGACCAGCAGTGGCTTTATAAGATCAAGTCTGGCAATAAGTACAACCCCAGAAAAGCCGTCGAACCACGGGATCTGCCGTCAGACGCACAAGTCGAGGCGTTCATCGATTCAATTTCTAACCCACATTGGAAAAAGGTTTTTGCCTACATCGCCACTTGGGGTCTTCGTAACCATGAACCGTTTCGACTCCACAATCTCCCCGATGAGCTCGGCTACCTAGCGATTGCTGATAATTCCAAAACAGGCTTTCGAGAAATCATTCCTGCACACCCTGAATGGATTGATCGCTGGGAATTAAATGACATAGAGCTGCCATCACATGACAGCACATGGTGCAACGCGGATCTTGGTAGGAAGGTGACCAAATACATGGCCCGACATCGGCACTTGGCAACGTGGCGTGTGCTGCCTAAGACGTATGACCTACGCCATGCATGGGCAGCAAGAGTGCATACCCATGAGCGATACAGCAAGGTTGATGTCGAGTTAGCGGCTGAAATGATGGGACATTCTGAAAAAGTCCACAGAGATGACTACTTACGCTGGACAAAGAAAGAAGACATCAAGCGGCGTCTTCGTCAAAAGATGGAGGCATAGGTCCAGGGTCATTGCCGCCTTTGACGATCGCAACTGCTCGTTTGTAAAAGAAGCTGTCAGTTTTTCCGGCAGCTTCGAGGGCAGTTAATACTTTTTGCCAATTGTCTTTTTCGTGTTGATCCATGATTAGGTGATGTATGGCCAAGAAATTTCAATATCTCCCTTCCAGATATCTGGATCGATAGGAGTTTTAGATACGTATTCACTAAACGATACTTGAAAGTCTTCTAGGGACATATTCAATGATTTGGCCATTACAGCCACATTGCTTTGCCCCCGGAAGACGATCTGATGCGCTTCGAGAAGCTCCATGTTTAAACAGGTGCAAACATCGAATCAGAAGAGAATGGCTTTGGGATTCCATCTGCTCCTTCGATCAAACACTTGTCAGAATCACAAGGCGCTGGACCTGCCTCAAACATTTCGTCTGTATCGTGGCTCTTCAGCGCATCGAAGAAGTCAGTATTCGTTTGTCGACGCTGGACCTCTGACTGAAGTTGATAGAACTCAACGTCACTAATGGGTTCAAACGGGAGACGTGGGAAAGCGCCTCCTCCATCAAAGCGACTTAAAAGAGCCGCTGAGATATATCCACCATCAGTATCGATGGCGTTATAGATGAGGTCGCTTAACTCCTCGATCTCATTTTCGCGGTACTCAATAGTTGCTGAGGTGTTATGTGTCGTGTAGTAGTGCTGAACCTGCATATAGAAATCAAATTGAGCTGCTGCTGTAATCGATGCGATATCGACATCGTCACAACCAGGGATGTTTGCCCAACTAACTGAATAAGGGATTTCTACCAACCACTCGGTGCAGCGGGTATCAAAGGGATCGTTCAGCAGACGGCCCTCCTCATCCTTATCTGATTGCGACGGAACAACGCTGTAGCCGTAATCAATACAGGCCAAAGCCACTGGATCGTTTTTACGGAAGGTGACACGCCGGATAAAACGTTGGCTTTTTGGAGGATGCCAACCACTGCTAGCTCCAGTCAGCAAACTTTTAGTTCCTGCTGGTTGAACCGTTGTGCAA